CGATGATAGGACCCCATCCTTTAGCAAGACGATTCCAACTGAAAGAACGTGTCTCTTCTACGATTTCAACATCAGTCTCCTTGACGTATTTGAAGATGAATACTCCAGCAAAAGCAAGAGTGATTGCAAGAGGAATGATCGTATAACCCATGTATTGAGTATAAGACATTCCAAGAGCTGCCATAGGAAGAACAACTGTCTTCTCAAGTGGCGACCACCAATAATAGTGGTGAGTAGAAAGATAATCTACGATGCCAAACTTGGATCGTGATTGTGCCTTGTCTGATGAGATGGAATCCAGAAGGGGAGCTGACATAACAACTCGCCCTTCAATAGGTAGAACACCACCAGCAAGAGCAGTAGCAGCAACGACAAGTCTATTTGACTTGAATGTTTTACGAAGTGCTACGAAGACTTCGTTTAGCACACCATATTGTTTTACTAGACCACCGACAATCATAATGCCGATGATGTACGGGAGGAATAATTCTTTCTCCCAAATACCCATGAGTAAATCCATAAATCAAACTCCAAGAACTGCACCAATATTATCATCAATATCTTGAATGATATTACGAATATCAGTAATACGAGAGGGCACACTCAATTCATCATAAGTATATCCTTTCTGTGCTTCAAAAAGGATTTGACGAACTGCGGCAGCACAGCGAGCATCCATTTTAAGAGTTACTTTTTTATCTTTAGTCATCGGTCATCCTCAGCACGGTTTTCGGAGAAATAAACATCAAAAGCACCTTCAGGATAACGCTTAAGAAGTTTTTGTACATTACGGGCAACAACATCATCAAGAGTTACATCCAAAGCCATACACGCCTGAGCAACATACCACATCAGGTCACCCAGTTCAATAATCAGGTGCTCACGGTTGTCTTCATTCCAGGGTTTACCTTGGAATACCATTTTCTTGATAATCTCAAGGAACTCACCACCCTCAGCATTGATACCAACACCTGCAGTCAGAAGACGTTCAATGTTGGCACCTTTCTCATCCAGTTCGACTAGACGATCAGAAAGAGCAACAAAATCGGTAGAAGCATCAGAAGTTACTGCATCAACAAACTTTTGATAGCGATTAAAATCAACTTGTTTTTCCATTCAAATAATTTTTGTATACGATAATTTTACAACAGATTTAAGGTCCAGTCAAGACCAATATTCAAAGAAGTAAACTTGATTCATTCTATAGATTTCTCCAAAGTAATCATCATTGCAAATATTCATTCCATGAAGGAATCTTCCACCATCATATAAAACCATTCTATTATATTTTGGTTTAATTGATTTAAGAAGTTTATATTTTTCTTTTGGTCTCCATGGATAATAATGCTCCGAATATTCTTCTGGTGGTTCGTTTTCAGGATCTAAACTTTCATATAGATTTGTTCCTGATTCTGTGTCACCCTTATTAAGATATACAATTCCAGTATATCCAATATCAGTATGAGGAGACCAATAATTATTTTGATAGTCATTAAACTCGCTTTTTCTAAAACGAGTTACATTCGTATCAATATCATTTAATGCATGAATTTCATGTTCACAAAGACTTTGTAGAAAATAATACGCTCCTTGAATATCTGAAGATTCTAATTGATGCTTTCTATCTTCAAAATATATTCCATTATGAGTTGGTCTATATTCTTCTTCCATCTTCCAAAGAATTGCTTCTTCTTGTAATAGAAAGTCTACAATCTCATCGGGATTTTGATAGAAATTATCTACGATGTAAATTGCAGAATCATAAACATACTCTATATTGACGTGAAGATTATGATTTAATTCAAACATTAGAACTTAAATCCATCAAAAGATTTTTTTGTTTTCTTCTCTTCATATTCATATTCATCATCTTGCCCAGAGTCAAGTATGTCCTTCTGGGCAGACTGTTCACAATCATACAGTCTCATCTTCGCTCTGTCAATACCCACAATAAAACGCTTGTAGATAGTAGGATCGTTATAGCGATTCTTCAACTGCTTCACCATAAGTTGTCCAAGACCTTCCAACTCTTCGGTTGAAATAAGAGCAAACATAAGGTCAGCAGTGGCAGGGAGACCGAATGATTCGGAAGTATCAGTCAGTTCCACATCAGAGTTGCCGTAACCAGAGCGAGTAGTCTGGGTGGCAGAAACGATAGGGACATTTGCTTCCACTGCCAATCCACGAAGTTCTTCGGCAATTGCCTTGATATAAGAATATGAATTGACAGAAAGATTTGTCTTGTATCGTGAAGAAGCACAGATGTTAAGGTAATCAATAAAGATAATATCTGGACGAAAAGACTTCTTAAGTGACAACTCATTAAGAAGTGCCTTAAAGTGTCCACTATGTGCCGAAGCAGTAGGATACTCTTTAATAATTAGAGTGCCTTGTGTCTTCTTGGAGAGTTTAGTAACTTTATTCTCAAAGGTTGTCTTTGGCAGGTCTGTCAAATCTTGGATATTGACATTGAGAAGGTTTGCATCAATACGTTCAGCAATTTTCTCCTCTGCCATCTCCATTGTAACGTAAAGAACATTGTGTCCGTTAAGCAAACAGGCGCTAGCCATATGACACATGAAAAGAGACTTACCAACACCTGTCCCAGCAAGAGCGATGTTAAGAGTCTTATTAGGAAGACCGCCTTTCGTAATTTTGTTGAAATAGTCAAGGTCAAACGGGATGCGATCTTCCTTGCGGTGATAAGAGTCATATCGTGCCTCATAGTCATTCAGGTAATCATGACCAATGTGATTATCAAAAGATACTGCCAGAGCATCAGAAAGAATAGAAGGAATCGCATCACGATTCTTCTTCTCATTATTTCCATCAGCAATATTGATGGATTCCATGAGTGCCAAATAAATGGCACGATCACGGCACCACTTTTCAGTGGTGTCAAGCAACCACTGACCTTCCACAGGAGCATCGTGAAAAGAATCACTAATCTCCCTTACTTCCTTAATTTCACTCTCCGTTAAGTCAGACCGATTCTCAAGTTCAATCTTGAGTGCTTCGGTCGTGATTGCTGACCCATACTTTACAATGAAGTGAACGATTTCTTGGAAGACAACTTTCTCTGTCCTACTGTCAAAATAGTCTGGTTGAATAAAAGGAATTACCTTCCTAGAATATTCTTCATTATATACAAGGTTTCTGAGAATTGTAGTCTCAATTCGTTCCATAAGAGAATAATTGTTTCGCGGCAGCATCAAGTTGCTGCATTACTTCTTCTGTGAAATACTCATCTGGGTTTGCGAGTATTTGTTTGCCATAAACTTTCTTACCGTTGATTTCATAGCGTCCTGCGACATTCTTCCAGAGACCGCCAAGTTCACCGAGCTCAAGAAGACCATAATAACGATCGAGACCACGCTCATCGTAAAACAGACGTACCGTAACATCTTGATTCTCCCTACTTAAACGTGACTTAGCAGTCTTAGCCTTGATAAGGTTTCCAACGATTTCTGTTCCATCCTTTTCTTTCTTTTTGCTGAGATGGATGATAGTAGAAGCAGCATACTTAAGACCAGAACCGCCTCCCATCTCTTTTGTAGGAACGTAAGCGCCAATGACATCGTAGGTGTGGTTAGTAACAATCATGGGGATGTTTGCCTGACCCAACTTGAGTGTGAGCATACGGAATGCACCCTTAATCAGTTGGGATTTGGTCATGTCCCTAACTTGTTTGTCGTTGAGTGCGTCAGTGATCTCTTTCTCTGTGGAAAGCATCCCCAAAGAGTCTAACACAAACATGCATGGTTTGCGCTCATCTACAGGTTTTTTTAAGTAAATGTCTACTGCCTTAAGTGCCTTGCTACGGAACTCCTCAACAGTCACAACATTAACTACAACTAACCGATTGAGGTCAATACCCCTAGACTCAAGTAGGGACTTATTAACAGCAGCTTCAGTGTCAAAATAGAGGCAATAACCATCAGGGTTGGTATCAAGAAAATTCTTAACCACAGCGAGAGAGAAGAAAGTCTTTCCAGTAGAAGACTCTCCAGCAATAGCAGTAATCTTATTCCCAGATACACCACCAAATAGACTACCTGAAACCAGTGCGTTAAAAATGTACGAACCTGTGTCCACATAAGTTTCGGTCTCGTCAATGTCTGCTGCGAGTTTGGCGT